AGAGAGGCTCGGGCCTGGCTAGTCAGCCAGTGCCCTTACCTGTCAACGGAGGACCGCGATTTCATCTGCGATATCCATCTCCACGACACCGTCGTGAGAGAGTGGAGGATGAATTCGTAACCAGCCGCGAGGCTGGGTCCTACCCGTGAGTGCTATAGGCTATGGATTCAGTTACCCCCCATCGAGGAGGGCTGATGAAAAGCCTGATGTCACTCTGGTCCATGTTAGCTGAGGAATCTGCTAACATATGCTGTACGAGCGCCACGCGTGACATTAATACCGTCGCGCGTCGTGTCGAACACGAGGGGTTCTCGTTTCTAACGATTACCCTACCTGATTTTGGTAAGGCCATCCAAAAATGGCTGGACCAAGGTCAGGTCGGTACCCACCCTGCGTTCATCACTGAACGCGGGGGAAGTCTCCCTAGATTTCTCCAGGGTTTCTTCTGCCGTGTGTTCGACAGGCGTAGTGGCTTGTTACTTGATGAGCCATGCATCGCTTCAATCATTGCCTTGCGTCAACTCACGTTGATGTTTGGCAAGATGCAGCACGACTGCTCTTCGGAGCGGAAGGCTGCGGCGGTGCGCAACTATATCAAGTGTGAGCAGGAAGTCCGATTGTTCGATAGCAGACTCTCAGAGAGAGATCTCGAAGAGTTTGCTAGTGTCTCGAACATGCTTTTCGGCAAGCTCTTTACCAAGATCGACAGAGATGTCTATTATGGTAGGCTTGTACCGAAGCATGGTCCAGGGTCAACAGCTGATGGACTTACCGCGAACGGTAAGTTCAATCAAGCTGTCTGGACTAATCGTCTCGCCGAGGTTTTCGAACCTGGCGAGAACATCATTCCGAACTTGCGATATTATCGCGAGTTAGAAGATGTCACTTTCCTCGAACCCAGTGCCGAGGTGCCTGTGAAGGTCACCTTGGTGCCTAAAACGCTCAGAACACCTCGAGTGATTGCCATGGAGCCGACCTGCATGCAGTATATGCAGCAAGCGATCCTAGGCTCTTTCCTCGAGCACTTCTACAGAGATAGACTCCTGTCGAAGTTGATTGGATTTGACGACCAAGTTCCTAACCAGGAACTAGCGCGACAAGGTTCTCTTGACAACAGAACCGCAACACTAGATCTTAGTGATGCATCCGATCGTGTTTCTAACCAGCTCGTGAGAGCGATGTTTCGTCGGTGGCCCTACTTGAATAAGGCCGTCGATTCCACTCGCTCCCGTCGGGCGCGGATACCTAACGGGCCTATCATACGGCTCGCGAAGTATGCGTCGATGGGTTCAGCACTTTGTTTTCCTGTTGAGGCAATGGTCTTCACGACATTGATCTTTATGGGGATCCAGAGGTCGCTTAACAAGTCACTTTCCCGCAGAGATGTATCTAGTTTCTGCGGCTCGGTGCGTGTTTACGGGGATGACTTGATTGTTCCCGTAGACCATGTACATACCGTTGTACAGACACTTGAGCTTTTCGGAGCTCAAGTTGGTCTGGACAAGTCCTTCTGGACCGGAAGGTTCAGGGAGTCTTGTGGTCGGGAGTACTTTTCTGGACACGATGTCTCCTTGACACGTGTACGGCAAGCGTTTCCGACACAACGGCAGGACGTAACTGAGGTTACAGCTGTCAT